CTGGAAGTTTGCTCGTAAGAATGGGCTTCTTTGACACATACCCTGAACTTAAAAATTTTAGGAGATATGTTGGAGCTGCAACATATGGTGATGATTTCACCGGAAGTAATCATGCTTCAACTCGGAAATTTAATTTTGTAACATACAAGGCCTTTTTGGCTAAGTATGGTATGGCTATTACTTTGCCGAGTAAAACTGATGACGTGTGTGAATTTTTACCACTCGATGAAGTCGATTTTCTCAAAAGAAAGTCGCACTATATTCCAGAAATTGACTGTTCTATTGGACAGCTTGATGAGAATAGCATTTTTAAGTCTCTTCATGCCAATTTGAAGTCATCTTCACAAACTCCAAGGCAAGTTGCCGCGAGTTGTATTGAGAGTGCTTTAAATGAATGGTTTGCTTTCGGAAGAGAGCACTATGAATTGAGGAGATCACAAATGCAAAAAGTATGTGAAAATCATGCTTTGCCTTTACCAGTATTAAATGTAACGTTTGACGAACGTGTGGCACACTGGAAAGAAAAATATGCCTCTTAAATGTATTTTTGGATACCAGCAGTACAATGCTTGGCTTAAATATATTAGTTAAAACTTAAACCTCGTTCTGATTTTGAGATAAATTGTATGTTATCGATGAACTGAACACAACAATCCTGTTACAAAAAGTGATACCCATTTGATTGGAAGGAGTGTGTGCACATCTCAAAAGTGCGCCCTTGGAGTTGAGGAGGGTTCTCAACTTAGTTTTACTGATTTTTCTAATGATAAAACAGATTTTCTTTGTACGGAAGTAAAATTGTACAACAAAATCTTGCGTTATTTACGCAAGTTAGCTAAGGAAGTTTCTAGATGGACTGAACCTATGTCCCGTGATGAGTTTCTTCATATAAGATACAAAATCGAAATTTTCGAAGCTATGCTTGAATTTTGTCGGAAGAATGGCGAAATGTTACCACAAAGTGACATAGTACCCAAGATTTCTGATGAAGGCGATGAAACAATAATGGTTATAGAAAATGTTCGATTCACGGATTCTATTCTTGGAGATCAGGAAGAACGTGGAGTGAATATTAGTGATCCTTTACGTGATAATATTGTTCTAAAT